ACTTGAGAGTACGGAACTGGCTTTCCGAATAGGGGTTGTCGTTTGAGACATGAGGGCGGCTGTGGGTCTTGGTGACGCCGAGATCGCTGAGCAGGAAGGCTACGGGCTTGGAGGTCATGGATGACCTACAGATAGAAGTAAGTCCACTTGGCGGGACCCAGGAGCTTCGTGATATCCCAGCTCCAGAGTGGATTAGGGGCGGTGGCCAGCAGTTCCGGCTTCTGATAGGGCGGATGGACGAGTTGATCGCGGCGCTCACGGGTCTGGCTGGCTTGGGCCAGCAGGCGAGACATCGTTCGCGACGAGCAATAGTATTGGCCTTCATCGAGCAATGCGGCGGCGACCTCCATGGGGGAATGGTTCTGGAATCGTTCACTATGGAGATGCTCAAGGATGGCACCGCGTTCGTCCGCATCGAGAGCGCGGACGGGTTCTGGCCGGGGAAGCTGGGGGCCTTGGAGCGGGGCGAGTTGGCGATAGAAAGAAACGCGCGGCATGCCCAGGGCGGCGCAGGCGGGGGCCGTTCCGACTTGAGCGGCCAGTTCCATCGTGGCTGCCATTAGATCAGATCCTCGGGGTCTGGCATGGCCAGGGTCCGGCCCAGGAGCGACGCCACTTTTTTTTGAACGTCGATGATGATCTCGGCTTTGCGCAGGCGTTCGGTCAGGCGTTCGTTGTCGCGCCGGAGTTGCGCAATTTCCTTGCCGGAGGGGTCGAGGCGAGGCTTGGGGCCGCGTGGGCGGGGAGATAATCCTTCGGTGACGGCGGCGCTGCGATCCTGCCGCCATTTGGTCAGATGGGACGAGTAAAGGCTATCGCGGCGCAGGAGCGCGCCAATGGTGCCGGAGCCGGTGGCGGCATCGGCCTCGGCCAGGATCTTCAACTTATACGCGACGGGGAAACTGCGCCGTTTGGCGCGGGGCCGGAACTCGGGGTTCGGTTGAAGTTCGGGATCGGCCTTGGTGGCCGCTCCACTGCGCCCGGTCTCGCTACGCTCGTCCAGGCTCCGTTCTGCGGCCACCAAGGCCGAAGAAATACCATTCGTCTACAGCTTGTTCATGCGGGTTCTCTTTCCCGCCCTGCTCACTAATTGGGCAAACCGGAAGTGTCTCCGCTATGTTGGCACGGAGGGAAGTCGCAAGCACTGCGAAGTCTAACTGCTTGGCCGTGGATATTGAGTCTCATCTTGAACGCTCATTAGAAAAAGCTCGAGCTCTGCCGCAAACTGCTCGGACAACTTGCGCCACCCGAGCCCCCTCCCATCAACGAGCCCTCACAACGACTCATCGCCGCCGCTTCGCTCTGTCCACAATGCAAGACTGGGAACACGCTCCGTGAGATGAAACTGCCTCCCTTCCGCTGGCCGGCAAGGCCACCCTAACCATGGCTCTGATCTCTCCATATCCGATCTCGATCCAGCACTCCCGCCCAGGAACATACCCTTCCGCGCCTAAATTTGTCCACCACGCATCGACATCGCTAGCGTCACACCCTCGAAGCTGCTTTCCACGCATCGAACTCTACTCGCAGCCCCCGGCACCGAGCGAAAACCTCTTCAACTGAACCCCACAAGACCAACAGTAACTTTCACGCCAACATTCAATCTCCATAACACGCAACATCCGTTAGCGGCTTAGCTCAACGCACGTTCTCATCCCAGCGACGTTTACCAACAACCTCGTCTCCGCCCCGCCACTACCTCCCTTCCCAGCGATGAGAACTTTATCATTCACAAAGATTTTGCAGCTATATTTCCTTTGTTTTCAAATATTAGTACAACATTCGAATTCTGAAAAGCGATACACCCCATAGTCTTTTCTTGGGTTAAGTGCCTGCAGAAACGAACTAATAGAAAGTTACGAAGCGACTGTTTCGTATTCGAGACGAAATGAACTTGACGCAAATCAATGATGCGATTCAGCCGCATCCAGAATACAGAGCTTGGCTTGCCAGTCTTGAAATGTACCGGGACCTATACTCTGGCGGAGCGCAGATGAAGTCGAAGGCTAGTAGTTATCTATATCGACGCCATCGAGAGCCGGCAGAGGTTTACCAAGAAAGAGTAAGCCGGGCCTTCTACGAAAACTACCTTGGATCGATTATCGACTGGTACGCATCGACTCTATTTCGTAGGGAGCCAATATTAACAGTTGAAGATACAAGCAGACGAAATAGTAAGTTTTATTTTGAATTCTTCAATGACTGCGATCGGAATTCAACTTCGATTACAGACTTTCTTCGCAAGAGTTTTATCGATGCGTTAATTTTCGGCAAATCGTTCATTGCTCTTGAATTTCCGAAGCGGGAAACTAACTTTAGTAACCGACTCGAAGAAGAAGAGTATGGCATGGATCGAGGCTACTTAACGACGATCCATGCAACAGATGTCGTGAACTGGGCTTACACGCAGGACGGTAAGCTGACCCTTTTGGTCGTCAAGTTGCAGGGTGGATCTGCCTTGAATCGTTCAAATGGAGAAGAACAATCGAACCGTTACTTGATCTACACGGAGACTGAGTATTTCATCGTTGAAGAATCTTCTGGGAGCGAAACTTCGATTCGCATTGTCGAGAAAGGTCTCCATTCATGTGCATCAGAAGCGCGTTTACCCGTATTTGACATTACTCTCAGCGAAGGGCTTTGGCTTATGAACAAGGCCGCCCATCTACAACTGGAGCATTATAATAAGTCCAATTCACTTGCTTGGTCTTTAGGAATGGCGCTCTATGCTACGCCAGTTGTGTACAGCAAACGAGATCAGGCGGCTATTCTAGGCGAATCGTATTACATTCACCTCGACCCGGAGGATAAGTTTGGTTGGACCGAACCCGAAGGCAATGTCTACAGGATTGCAATGGAAAATCTCGGACGATTGCAGGAAGAGATCTATCGAACCTGTTACCTAATGGGACAGTCAAGAAGTTGGCTCTCAGGTTCCGCTCAGACAAGCGGGAATAGCAAACGCGCAGATTACCAGATTACACAAGAGGTCCTCCGTGCCTATGGCGACTGTGTCAAGGACACGTTGAAGAGACTCTTGCAGACTTTGACTCGAATCCGAAAAGACGACCTCAGAATATCTGTTTCTGGGTTAGACGAATTTGAGGTTGGCGAGTTCAATGAAGAACTTGATGAAGCTCAAAAGCTTTTAAATCTTGGTCTTGGATCAAAGACATTCCGTAAGCAAGCTTTCAAAAAACTCGCATTCAAGTTTCTTGCGGATATTAACGAAACAACCAAGGAGCGAATTGCAGCCGAAATCGAGGAAGAAATTGACAAAGGGGATACCAAATGAATTCACAGTTAGAATCAGAATCTCTGAACAACACAGCGAATGACCTAAAAAAGTTAGTTCAAGAAGTATTTGAAGAATATCACAATGTCCAGTCGAAGCGGACTGAACCTGCATACAAGGCAGAACTGGAGGAGGAGCGCAAGAAACGTGAATCCATGGAAAAAAGACTCAATGAGCTCGTTGAAGAGAATCGCAGATCCAAAGCCAAAGCCGAATCAGTCGAGCGCGAATCAATCATCCGAAATGAACTTCAACGTTTGGGTGTGGCCAAAATTGATCTCGCCTTCAAGGCCGTGAAAGACGACATCCACCGGGAGTCAGACGGAACGCTTCATGGGCGAGGCAGCGAAGGTGCCGTTCCTGTTCAAGAATTCTTACGCAAGTTCGTAGATGAAAATCCCGAATTGCTCCCTGCACGAAATTTGGGTGGTAGTGGCACTTCTTCATCTGGCCGTGCTGCCCAAAGCTCACCTGGCATTGATCTGGACTCGATCCGGCCTGGGATGAGCAAAGAAGAACTGGCCCGAGTGCGCAAAGAAATTGCGCGCGTAGCTGGCCTGATGGTTGACTAAAACTCTTACAAAAGGAAAATAAATGCCTTCTATTACTTCTTCGAACCTCGCTAATGCGATTGTGAAGCTTGTTGCCGCTGACGCACTGCCTGCCTTAATGGGCAACTTAGTGATGGGTAATCTGGTAAACCGAGACTTTGAGGCCACTTTGGCCAAAGCTGGCGATACGGTCAATGTACCAGTACCACCGTCGCTAATTGCGAACAACATTGCTGACGGTGGATCAGTAATCACGCAGAACCCAAACCTGGGAAATGCACAGATCGTGCTAAATACTCATGCCGAGGCCACTTTCCAGATTCCAGATGTGACAAAAATTGTTGCAGTCCCGGATCTGTTGCGGCTCTATATGGAACCTGCCATTGTTGCTTTGGCTGAAAAAGTTGAGACTGATCTGTTGAATCTTGCAATATCCTTTACTGCTAATACTGCGCTGGGTGCTGCTGCTACCCCCTTGACCGAACAGATCGTTGATGATGCTGAAACGGCACTTTTCAACGCGAAGGTTCCTGCAAGCATGCAAAAGTATCTTGTCGTGGATGCTGCTGGTTACTCGGCTCTCCGTCAAAATCCTCGATTCAGTGAATATTCGCGCGCCGGCGAGGCAGGGCTCAAAGCTTTGATTGATGGAAACATCGGTCGGCTGAAGGACTTCTATGTGTTTCGGTCACAGTTTGTTCGCAAGAGCGGCTCACCGCTCACTACGTTTAACTTGGCTTTTGCTAAGAATGCTCTTGGCCTCGCGATCCGCCGACTGCCTCAGCCTCTTCCTGGCACTGGCGCGATTGCTGAATATGCAGAACTCGGAAACTTTGGTGTCCGCGTGGTGATGAGCTACCAGCCTGATACTCTGTCTCAGCAGTTCACTGTAGACATCCTTTACGGTGCGGGAGTTCTTCGTAACAACCATGCTGTTCAGGTTCGCAGCTAGTTAGATGATCGGGTTGGAGAGTCGCAAGAGTCTCCAACCCTTTTCAAAATGCAAAAAAGAAACCAAGAGTGTACAGAACAAGACTATGGCCCTGCTAAAAGATCAACCTATCAGTTGCCTTTCAGACTGGATATCTTATGATTCCAAGGTGTCGATTCTTTCAGAGCAGGAATCGACTTCAATTGAATCCAAATCAAGACTTGCACAAAATGAAATAGAAACACAGATTACAAATGTTCTGATCGGCCAAAGCGGTCTAGGCGATGCCATGGCTCGCCAGCTTATCGATAAAGTGGTAGTAACGGAACCCTTATCTCGTTGGCACAGCTTACTCACTTTGAGTTTATTCTATATCGATATTGCAGTGCTGCAGAATAGCCCGCTACATCGTGAGCAGTCAAAATATCTTGAAATCAAAGCCGAAACGGCAAAACATCAGCTCTTTGAATCGGGAGTAGGGCTTGTGAACTCACCCATTCCCAAAGCTCCACTTCCCCTTATTGTATCGACACCAGCTGCTAATCCTCAACGCATATTACGCGGGCGTATCCGGTTTGTAGATGAGGAGGGAAAGTTTGGATCTCCAAGTGCAGAATTTCTATTGGACATGGCCGATGGTGCCTCGTTGCAACTTAGTATCGCCACTCTCCCGAGCAGATGCGTTGGCTGGTTACTATTCGCTGGAGATAGCTCAGATTCGCTCTATCAGGCAAACCTGAATCCGGTACCTGCTGGTATTGAATTTGATCTGAGCTCAGCATTACCGCTGCCTAATGCAAATTTAATGGTAAGTACTGCTCAATTCCCAGACAGGTACATAAGATATTCGACAGAGATGTGGAGGTAGAGAAATGAATCTTTCAACAAAATCTGTAACTGCGGCCATAAATATGTTTGCCGGAGAATCCGGGTTAAAGATCAGTGTCGAGGCTCTCCAAGATCTTCGTGGCGAGTTGGGTTCCGAAGCAAAGTTTCAAATCGATAGCGAACGCTGGCACACAAAAATGGCCGAGAGAATTCCTTTAAATCGCAACCCCAAGGTCTCGATAGCGCTCGTCAAAGTCAACCGTGGCCAGAAAGAGAAGTTCTCAGAATTTGGAGCCATTGCCACTCTTGAAGTGGAATTGTCGTCCACTCATGAGAGAGTCGACAATCTGCAGCAGCTAATTGGCGACTATGTCGATGCCAGCTGTGACGTACTGAATCGTAATCAAGGTCTTTGGAGCAAAGGTGTCTACTACGCTGGTGGCTTCAACGTTGAAATTTCGCCCGTTTCAAGGGGCGGCCTCAATTTCGTGCAAAATGCCACGATCTCATTTGAACTCAATCTCTGGCAGGAGTAAATATGGCAACCGAATATATTGCATCCTTATCAAATCGAATTTTCATCAAGTCTGAAACGGACTCACCAGCAGTCAATAACATGGAGACGGCGCA